CCGTAGCACTTCCTCCTCTTACTCCATTTTGTGTGCAACACCTAACCGTTGCTTCAAATTTTTTGAGGAAAGGTATGACACCAGTATGTTGTACCTCGCCACCACGAATCCGTGAATTGATTCCTCTAATCCTGCCAGCATTAATCCCAATCCCTGCTCTTTGGGCAACATAGCGACCAATAGCCATATCGGAGCTAAAAATACTAGGAAGAGTATCATCGCTGTCGACCAAAACACAACTCGCAAACTGACGGATAGGAGTCCTAACACCAGCCATAACAGGCGTAGGGATATTAATCCTGAATAAACTAATTGCATTATAATATTTTTTAACATAGGTTAACCTCGTTTCTTTTGGATAATTTGCAAAGATAGTAGCAGCAATCATCATATACATAAACTGCGGTGTTTCAAAAATCTCACCTGTGCTTCTATCTTGCACCAAGTATTTGTCTAATACTTGTCTTAAACCTGCATAAGTAAAATTGTAATCTCTTTCGTGGTCAATCCACATTCCCATTCTATCAATTTCTGAATCATCATACTTATCTAAAATTGCTTTATCATATACACCTTTCTTAACACAGGTTTTAATGTGTGTTAAAAATGTTGGGTGTTCCCATAGTCTGTGAAATAAATTTTTACGAAGTGAAAAAAGAAGTAATCTGGCTGCGACATATTGATAATTAGGATTTTCTAAACTAATCAAGTCATTGGCCGATTTAATTAGGATTTGTTGGATATCTTCTGTGGTAATGCCATCAAAGAACTGCAACCCACTATTCATCTCAACATATGAAGCACTAACACCAGTAATATTCTCGGTTGCATACCCAACCATAGCGTGTATTTTATCTATATTTAATTCCTCTTTGCCTCTTCCGTTTCTTTTCTTTACAAAAATAGTTTCTTGCTTGTTCATTTATATTTTTTTCCAGTTGTTTATAAGTTGTAGAGCTTTGAGGCCGCTATGTGTATTACTATGTATAAGACTTTGAACTTCAACAGGCATCTTTCCGCTAATAATCATATCATTAATATCTTTATAAATCAACGATTCTGGCCACACAACCAAATTAAATTTTTTATCAACAGCTTTTATCATTCTGTTCACTATTTGTTCGTTGCGAGGTTCATTATCAAATATCATTGTGCATTGATGATGTGGTATATTAATTTCAGCGTCTGCACCTGCAAGAGCAATAGCATTGTCTAAAAATAAACTATCAATAGGACCTTCTGTTATCATCACAGGTTTATTTAAATTAATTCTATCAAGACCATATACTTTTTGAATTGTATTGTCAAACTTAATGGTGACATATTTTGGTCTTTCTTTACCAAAGGCACGACCTTGATATGCAAAAAATTTACCATCTCTAGCAAAGAAAGGAATAACAACTCTTGGATGGTCATTTCTTAAATCAGGAAACTTATTAGGAATTATCTCATTAGACCATTCATAAAAATTAGGACAGAAATATAATTTATCCCAATGTTCTCTGGGAATCAATCTTTTATATACGAATTGTTTTGCTGGATGTGTTTGGACTAATTCACTAAACTTTTTTAATTGACCTAATGCAATATCATAATGATTTCTTTTTTTTAATTCTTTAGATGGTGTAAAATCAAACTCTGGTTCTTTTACTCTATCACTACCACTTTTATATTTTTCTAACACATATTCTTTGTGCATATTAGGGTCAAGAAACTTAATAAGATTGCCCAATGATTGACCAATGCCACAATTATGGCATTTATAAAACAAATCATTTTTCTTTTGATAAACAAATCCCCTTGCCTTTGTAGATGACTTTTGAGAATCACCACAATGAGGACATCTGAAATTCCAAAGTGTATCTGATTTTCTTTTAAATTTTGGAAGTCTGTTTGATAAGAGGTTGATAAATTTTGTATCTATGTATGACGACATAATTTAGATTATAACAAAAATGAAAAGAAAAGTCAAGGGTTATTTAAAAAATTCCATCAACCAATCTCTTGAATCGGACATAGTTAATCCAATAACTATTGCACCACCAATAATTAACCATCTCCATTTCTCTAATAATCCCACTCTACCTGATAACTCTCCTCTAACTCCACGAACTTCATTAAGTATTCTATTTTCACAATCGTTCATTTCTTCTCGGAGCTCTCTAGTATTAGTAGTAATTCTGGAATGCAATTCTTTTAAATCGGCATCCCATTCTTTTCGTCTTGATTCAAGTAAGACAAAAATATCATCATCAACTTGTTCCGCTCTTGCTAATTTAGTTTCGTGGACTGCTAACATAGATTTAATATTAACTGACAATTCAGTTAATTTTCCAATAGCAGCATCCAACCTATCGTGTATTTGGTCGGCTTGCTTTAGGTCTTTTTTAAGTAAACTAATTTCTGTGGTAAGTTTTTCTAGTGACATACATATATTTATTATTCTGATTCATAATATTCTTTATAAGATAAAATAATCTGTCTTTGCTCTGCCAGTTTATTTCGTATGTCAGCAAAATTCAATGCAAGTTTTTCATAACCATTATCTGTCAATGCAAATAAAGCATAGTCACCATTCTTTTCACTTTTTATCTTTTCAAAAACTTCATCTGCATTTTCTTTAGTGATAATAATCCACTCAACATCTTGTAATGCTAATGGAGTAGGATCCTCTAGGGCTAAAGGTTCTTTTTTCTTTTCAATTTTATAACTTTGGATAGTTTTTACACCAGCAGCACAACTACTCAGCAGTAGTGCTATCAGGCCAAAAACTAGGACATTCCCTATTTGGCGAACCATTTAATTCCTCCTCCGTAAGTGGACTGCCGGATGCTATTTCCATACATCTGACAGCGCTATCACTTGCTTTGTTTATAATTTTTTCTACAAGACCAGGTTTGTTTTCAGCAAGATTACCTATATCGTGCTTACCTAATCTCTTATTTAATGCATCCCTATCTGCTTGTAGTTTAGCATTTACTTCTTCTACTTTTTTTAAAGTGCTTCGTATCTTTTTTAAATCTTGTGTTTGTTGTTCGATAACAGCATTATTATCTGCAACGGCAGTTTCTAATTTAATTTGATTTGTTTTTAGAATAGCGTTATCTTTTTGCAACTTTTGAACATAAGCATATCCTCCAGCTCCTCCTGCTAATACCAATAACATTAAGATTATTTTAATTTTCAGCATTTTCTTCTATTAAATATCCTTTACACAATTTAAGATACTCACCCATTGAATGGTCTGCAAAAGCATCCCAAGTTTTATCTCTCATTAATGTTCTATATGTTCCTTTAATCCATTGCATAAACATAAAGCTACGACTAAAGCCGTGTCTAATTTGTCCATCAACATCAAAGTATTTAAGTTCCCCTTTATGAGTATAACCTAACCATTCAGGTGGGACTCTGGTCACAATGTCATTATTATTTCTGATACGATAACAAGCAAAATTCATATTCTTTATTAATTCTTTATTGCCCACTCTTGGAGAACCAAAAGTATAACAAACAGATTTATTATCGTTCATTCTATCTGTATATAAAGTAGCAAGAGCAGCACCAAGACTATGTCCTGTCACTAATAATTGTTTACCTTTAGCGTGATAGTTATAATGACTTATTAAATCTGGCCAAACATCATTTAAAGCATCCCTAAACCCTCTATGAATTTTACCTACTGAACCGTGTCCAGATTTAGATGGTTGATACTCTTTCTTTTGTTTTGTGAATTGGATATCTGCTTTGATATCTTCCCAAGAAGTTGGTTCTGTGCCTCTAAAAACTACAACATAGTTTTTAGGACAATGAAGGACAAAACATTGAGTTCCGCCTTTATCAAAAAACTCAATGTTGTCCCATTGTTTTTTAAATTGTTTATTAAATTCATCTTCACCTGCATAGCTGTAATAACTTAACTTTGCCATAAAGGTAGCAGTTTTCCAAGAAAACTTATTATTTAATTCACGAGCCATATTACTAGTCCTTTTTAACTACTGAAATTATGCCCCAAATGATTGCTGCCCACGCTAAAATTTTTATGAATGGACCGCCAAGAATAATAAATGCCCCTAATACAATCAGACTTGCACCTGACCAAGACGACATTTCTTTTGCTCTTTCTTTAATAAAATTCATAGGTTTCTTCTCCTCTTTTTGTTGTTTCTTTTTTTCTAAAACTTCTTTTCTCAATTGTTTCATCCTTGCCATACGCCACGATTTAGGTGCTTCCTTTGGAAAAGGATGATATACTCCTAAATAGACTTCTTCTTCTTTTTCGCTTTGTTTAGCCATTTCTCTCTCACTTTCTTTAATTTTATATCATCTTTTTGTTTCAATTGCATTGAAGCAACTGGTTTAAAAAAAGACATAGATGGAACCGTAATCCCCATATCATATTCTTTTATAAATGATTTGTATGTTTTAGACATCTCTATTTTTTGCTAAATTTTTTAATTGATTGGTTCTTGTTGTAATCTCATCTTCCTTTATAACTGGATCAGGAAGGACTTTATTAAGAGTTTCATTGATTTTGAATCTTCTTAATAATCTTTTTTGTAATTCTTTTCTTCTCTTAACTAACACGGTAGATGAATCATCACCTGTGCCTGCAACAGCACTACCTGTAGCATTTGCTGGTGCTTCTTCTCTCATTGTAACCACTTTATAATTTCCTAGTTTATATCTTTTAAGATTCGCAACTGGATTAGTTACCATTGTAGTTATATCCATATCTATTTCATCTGCACCTACTTTGCTGTAAGTGAAACCTTGAAAGCCTGTCGGGAAATTAGGATAATGTCTAAGCATTTTTGCATATGCATTATCTCTTTCAGCCCTAGATGGCCATTTAAGTTTAGCGTATGTCGGTCTTTCAGTTGGCATAAACATCCTCCGTAGTTAAGTAAACATCTTTATACTTGAATACATCATATCCTAGTATGGTATTTGTTTTCAATTCTTCTATAATAATTTCATCATCTTGTTTTAATTGTATGTCTCCTTCAAGGTCATATATATCATTTTTTAATTTATATGTCCCTGGTGATAATGATTCTCCATATTGTTCATTAAGTTCAAATTCAAAACCATTTTCTTTTAAATACTTATACAATTCTTTCTCAACATCATCACCAAGTTTATGTTCTTCTTTAAGAAAGGCAATAGCAGCGGCTGCATATGTACCAATTCGTCCACCTAACCCAACTTTTTGCAACAATCTTTTTAAATTAAATACAAATCTAATTAACAATGTGTATGCTTTTCGTTGTGTTTGGTTGACAATTTGTTTAGATTTAATTAAAACTTTACCCTTTTCATCAATGATACCTAATTCATAGGCTTTCGTTTTCTTCCAAGGGGTAACCAATAGTTTTAATACTCTATATGCTACCAAAGCGTCTATTACTCTACTCATTAAATCTCTTTTAACTCCTTAAATACTTTTAAATCAACAGCGATTTCTTTCAATTCATTATTTGGTAAATAATTTAAATATACCATAAATGTTTTCAATAGTGACCAATGCTTCTTATCTATTTTAAATAATAGTAATGTTGAAGCAGCGTCCACTCCAAATACATTTGCTAAAACTATTATATGATTTAAAATCAATCTTGTTTTTAAAATTCCAGATGAGTCATACTTTCTAAATAATCTTTTCAGATATTTAAATCGCTTCATATCATCTAAAAATTCCTTCTTATCTAAACAAGATGGATTATCATAATGTTTTATAGCAAACATCATAATATTTTCAGCTGTTAATTTTACAAAATCAACCATAATAAAACCGCCAATCTAAAATGTATTATACTAAACTTGCAAAAACCTTATATGAATTATTTGCTTGTTTCTCCCAATTAAATTCGATTTTTAAACCGCCTTCTTTTTTATGAGATACTCCATCACCATCTTCAATATCACCTTCTCCTGCATTAGCATTGTCAGTAGTTTTGCCATAACGGCCGCCATATTGAGTAACCTCAACCGTAGTATTACCTTTATCACCTTCAATACTAGGTGTTTTAAAATTTAATCCTACAACTGACAATTTATTAACTAATTGTTCAATAGCAGCTTCTGGTTGTAAATATTCTTTATCAGCAATTGCACCAACAAAACCATTTAGTTGTTGTAATGATTTAGGGTCTTGTATATTAAACAATCCTTTATTATCATCTTCAGCAGAATCAAGGGTTGTGACATTGTGTTCGTTAAATTGTTTAAAACTTTTCATTGTCTTTTTCCTTTTTCTTCTTTTTTGGTGCCTCTTTTTTATCTTCCTTATTAGGATTTTCGTGTAGAATTTCCTGTATCATTTCTGATTTTGGTTCAGGAGTATCAACACTTTCATAATAAGGCACCCCACCTGCACCATATCTAATTCTTTTTTCAGCCATTATTTTCTCTCCTATTTAATTGCCATATTCAATGCTGCCTGTTTTTCAGCAGGCATAGTTGCCTTCTTTGACATAGACTTTAATTTCTCATTGTCTTGTTCATTTTCAGCAACTAGATTGCCTGCTTCTAAATCTTTTATAAACAAGTCGCATTGTTGAATTGCGCCTGCAACAGCATTAAGGTTATTTCTCATAGTGAGAATTTCCTTTTCTGCTGTGTCAATTCGCCCTTTTAAAGTAGCAAAGTCTTTGGCTAAATCAGCCTTTCTTTGCTGTAGCTTTTCGTTTGATATAGACATAATATTCCTTTTCAATTAATTATTATAAACTATGCTATAGTTGGTCCTGCACCAGGTGTTCCTGGGCCAGCCATACTAATAACTTGCCATCCAGTAGCAATCCACATTAGAATTGCACTATCGCCAGCATCAGCAAATGTTAAAGTTGTTCCATTTGCCATAGTTGTTGGTGTCAAAGTAGCGTCACCGCCATCTGTAATCATTATAATGATTTTAATTTGTCCAACAGCACCATCTGCTAAAGTTAATGCAATTGCACCACTTGTTGCAACGGTAGTAACCGGTGTTGTAATGTTCACAGCGCCAGCAGAAGTTATTGCTTGCGGTGTTGAATCAAAAGCCAACCAAGTTGGAAAGTTATTGAAAAGTGAAGCTATTGATATCTTCTTATTGACAGGTGTGCCAGATGGATCGTCCACGACATGGAGCAAATCTTCTGCAGCCACTCCTGTTCCTAGGTCAGTTAATGCTGTTATTTTTTTATCAGCCATTTTATTTCTCCCATATTTGTTAACCCCTTATGTATTCGGGGAATATTACTCCATGCATACACATGGATCAAATGTAAAGGGGGATAATCCCCCTCTACGAATTATTTATACTTATATTACGATAGTACCGTTTTAACTGCAACAACATTAGAAATATCTAATGAAGCAGCAAGAGTTGTTCCACCAACTACCGTATCAGAAATTGTTCCACTATTAAGTGAAATAGCAGAAGGTGTTGTTAATACATCAGTATTACCTAAACTAGCACTTGTTTTAATAAATCGTTTTCTGTTAGCAGTTGAACCAGTTGCAGTATAAGTTAGTGTATGATTACCATAACCTCCACCTGATTGGTTTCCGTTAACAACCACAATTTGTGGTGATCCTGCAACGGTAACTTCTTCATCCCAAGTGACTTCAACTTCGATTTGTTGTGTTCCATCGCCAGCAGTAAAGTCAGTAGTTGCAGTAGTTCCCACAACATATCTCAATGCTGTAACCGTTGGTGCTCTCAAGCCTGTGCTTGAATCTGCACCAGCAAGTCCGCCGATTGCAACTAAAACTTCTGGGTCTGCACTTGTATTATCATTTCCACTTGCCGCAGTTCCAGCCTGTCTTACCCAACCTTTTTGAGTTGCATAGATAGTCTGTTTTTTATAATCTGAATCCTCATCTGTCGTAGCAAACTTTGGTTTGTTTGATGCCGAATCGTGAGTTGTTCCCCATAATCCCATTTTATCTCTCCTTTTTAAAAAGTTTATTATGTTTATTGTTATATAACATACTACTATTTATCAATATCCTTGCTTGCGAAGTTGTGAAATAGTAGAGGAAGTAGTAGTATGTAATATACCTATACCTCCTTTTGCAGTCCATTCCCTAATATTTTTAGGGTAATCATCAATTAATACTGCAGGTTCTCTTTCAAAGTTTCTGCCTCTCATAGCATAACCTTGTTTTTGAGACCTTAAAACAATATTAATTCTCTTTGAATCTGTTAAACTTAAATTTCTTTGTAACCATTTTTGTTTTCCAGGTGTAGCGTTAGGGTCCGTATTGTTTTTTACGGTTGCAGATAGAATGCTAGGTTTGTATTTAGAAATGAAGCTCCATAATCTTTTGCCGTCAGACTTCCAAGGTAATGTTGCCCAAAATGGTTTGTATGCTTTAATCGCTGCCCAATCTTGGTCTTGTCTAACGCCAGACCAATCTTTACCAGTTACCTTGTTTGCACCTCTAACGAAATCAACAAGAACACCATCCATATCACAATATATATGGGGTAAATCGCCCTTTGCCTCTCTATAAAATTCTCTATATCTTTTCATCTTTCTTCCTAAAAATACATTTCACATTCCCATCAGCATGGAAAATTATTCGATTTGACATTGAGTGAGGAGTTTCGGACTTTAATTGTGCTTCAAGAGTATTAGATTTTAAAGCAAAGCCTAAAGACTCTATATGAGATAAAAATTCTTTCCATTCTCTCTCAATATATCTTTCAGTATCTTTGTTTAAATCCACATCACCATAAGGTGGAAGTGTCATTCTACTCCTTAATGTAAATTTTGTCCAGAACCTGTATTACCACCGCCAGAAGCTATACCAATGTTAGCTTCAGGGTCAATATCTACCTTAGTTTTCCCACCTACACTAACTTTTTCTTTTTTTCCTTTTTTATCAATAATCCCATTAGTCTTACCTTTATCTAATATAGCGTGAGCAATTCCTGTTCTTAATGGAATTTCTCCTGTTTTCTTATTAGGTTCGGGCTTTAACACCTTACTTTTTTCAGTTTCAGCTTTTAATTTTAAAGTAGCAATTTCATCTTGCAACTTTTTAATTATAGCATCCTTATCTTCTGTTTTTTCTTCAGGTTTTTCTTCAGGCTTTTCAGCAGGTTTTTCTTCAGGTTTTTCAGCAGGTTTCTTTTCTTTATCTGCTTCTTGTTCCCAAATCTTTCTGATAGTTTCTGTTAATCCGTTACCGTATTTCATTATTTTTCTTCTTTTTTCTGTGCTGGTATTTTATTATCTGGATCAGGAACACAATTAGGCACTTGTCTTCCACCTTTGTCTTTCATACCAACTTGTTTGTATCCTGCCCAACAAGCTTCAGTAATAGGATCAAAAAAATCTTCTTCATCTTTTTTTTCATTTAACCTATCTTTAACAATAAAATCTTCAGCAGCATAATTTGTTAAGAAATGGTCATTATAAACTTTAATAAATTCTCTTAATGAAGCTTTTAATATTTTCCAAGTACCAGTTTTAGGGTCTTTCTTTACTTTATATGCTTTTTGTTTATCATCACCCTTTTCACCAGGTGCTAATGCAGGAGGAAGTTTTGTAATTGTTCCACCTTTTGCTAAATATTGTTTAACTAATTTATCAACATCTTGTTCTTTAATAGTAACCTCTTGTAATTCAGTAGCATTCATTTGTTGAATTGCTGCCTCAATACTATTAGGTTTAGTATCAAAGTATTTGTTTTCGTATTGTGCTTTTAATTTATGTTTTTTAGAAGCAGCAACTGGTGCTAATGATTTACCTTGGTCATCATATCCATGCTTCATATCTTCTTTTTGTTCCATTTTTTGCTCCCTCTTAATAATTGCCTTAGCAATATCGTGTGCCTTTGATATAGTTTTCTTTTCTAAAGGCGGTTCATCTTTCATAATCTCTTTTGCCTTTGCCATACCTATTGCATATGCTTTATCATTTGCTTCTTTAGGCATTAATGATTTAATTGTTTTCACATCTAGTTTCATAATCTTTGCAATTTCTTCAGCAGATTTTCCTTGTTGAATTAAACTATGCAACTCTTTCATTCTGCCTTCTACTAATTCTGTTTCTTCTGGTAATTGACCGTGTTTTAAATCAAAAGATTTTACCCAATCACCACTTGCTTTTGCCTTGTCGATTGCTTTTGACATTAACTTATTTGTAGCCATTTTACCAAGATATCTTCTTTTACCTTGTTTGTCAAACCAACCTTGTTTGTTTGCATCCCATTTAACTTCTAATGCTTCTTCTAATTCTTCTTTTGTAGGATCTCCATGTTTTTTAATGTATTCATCTTTTGTCATACCATAAAATTCTTTGAATCGTTGGTCGGTCATTGTTTCTAAATGTCCTTGTGCAAGAGCACCACCAGCAGTTTTTGCTTCTTTAACTTCTTCACCCATTACTTTTATTTGTGGCATTCTATGATATGCAATTACACTACCTCTATCAGCAATACCATCTTTTAAAGCGTCTTTTACTCTTTGTAAATCACTTTTATGAACAATCATTTTACCCAAACGAAAACTAACATCTATGCCAAGTTCTCCTAAATGTGTAATCATATTGTTTTCATAACCTTCACCAACAAATTCTGTTTGCTCTTTCATATAACCAGCAGCAAGTTTATCGTTGCCTCTATAATCTTTCCATTGTTTTGTAAATTTAGAATGTTCATTACCTTTAACACCGTGAGCACCCTTTTTAATACCTTTTACTTGTTTTAACCATTTATCATAACTTAATTTTTGGCTCACATTTGGTCCAACATAATTCTCTCTTACTTGTTTAAATGTTTTTGTCATTATAGTTCCTTTATTATTTTATCGCCAGCTTTTGTTCCCCACTTACCAACAATCTTTCCATATAAAAGTTTTTCTATTTTATCTCTCAACTGAATAGGAAGATTACCTGCATAATTTTTGTAATTATCGTTTGCTATTCCTAATCCATGATAAATGGCAATCATATCTTTATCTTTCATTTTCTCAGCAATATAAAGTCTTGCGCCAAAATGGTCGTTTCGTTGAGTCATTCCTCTAACAACACCTAATTGTAAATTTTCATCTAATTGTTCACCTTCTGGTTTAAAATCCATTTCAATATTTGATTTCTTAAAATCAGACCATTTAAATCCTCTTTTAATAACCAATTCAGATTTAGCAGCAGTTGCTAACATTGGTATATCTGTATCTGCTAATTGTTTCAATCGTGCATTATCAAATCTACCTAGCATTTGATTCAACTTTTTATTTTGTTCAGGTGAAAGAGTTTTACCTTTTAATGGACCATATTCTTTTTTCAATACTGCCATTTGAGAAGTTGTAAATTCTTTTAAATCTTTATAATCTTCAAGTAAATCAATAATTCTATCAGAAATTTCTACATTAACTTCTTCATTTGCTCTTTTCATCGCTTTTTTAACATCAGGATGATCCGCTAAACCATATGCAATTTTTTGAATAGCTCTGTAAGCACCATCATAGTTACCTTGTTTATATCTAGGGTCATTTAATATACCGTATGCTTGTTTAATCTGTTTACTAGAAAACCCTTTATCTTCTTTAGATAATGACTTTTCAGCAACCTGTTTTAATGCCTCGGACATTGTTTGTCTTGACTTATACATTTATTTCATCCTTCATTCGTTGAACTGCCTTGTCTAATTCTACTCTCCAGCGTTCTTTAAATCGTTTCTTATATTTATCTATTGTTTCACTTTGAGTTGCAAATTCTTCAATATCTTTATATATTATTTGGTCACCTGACTTTCTAAAATTCTGTATTGGTTGACCAGGTGTCATTTTCATTGTATGCTGAGCATACTCATCTGTGCCAATTCCATAACTTTCATCAACTGATTTCATTTCTTTTTCTAAAGATTCTAATACATTTGTTTTCTTTTCTGGCTGTTCAGCACTCATTTGTATATCATATAACCAAGCCTTTTTAATAAGACCATCTGATTCATATGAAACATAATTAGACCCTCGTCTAACTATCATACCTTTTGAACCATCCATATGTTCAACTATATCACCAACATTAAATATTTTCTCTTGATGATATTCTTCTCTTAAATCATTGTTAATAAAGTTAGTAAAGTTTTCTATACCTTCTCTAATGCCCATACCTTTCTTAACAGCAGTAAATAATGCTTTACTATCTGAATCTGATAAGTTAGGAACACCTGATTTAAAACTTCTATAATCATTATTCTTTGCCATATCTCTCATCTTGGATGCTGACATTCCAGTAATGCCTTCAGCGTCTGGATCTCTTTCACCTGATGATACTAATTTAATTGACTTGTAATTATAATCTTTGCCATTATATTTGTCTGAAAGTTTTTGAAATTCACTTACTCTATCACTACCTGCAATCATAATTATATTGCCATACATACGATTATAAAATTTTAATATCTCCATAAATGTTCTTTGTGTTCCACCTGCTGCCTGAATTTTATTTGCAGGGAACATTTTCTTCATAAATTTTACTTTAGTTTTAACATCTAATGGATTACTTCTTTTGTCGGTTGAGGCACTAGCATAAACAATGTGATTAGCATTGTTCTTTCTAGCTTCAGTTATCACCCTACTCATAAGTTTAGCGTGCCCTATGGTAGGAGGGTTGAACCTACCAAAAGCGAATACCAATGTGTTTGCCTTATCTAATGCCTCATCGACCGCCCTAGTTTTACTTTGGGCGTTTTCTTTTCTTAACGAATCTATTTCATCATCTGAAACTTCACCATCATCTAAAATCTTTTTACATTTTTTTAAGAATGTAAGATAGTGATATTTCTCTAACAATTTATAAACTACATTTTTAGGTAATCTATTTTTGATTCCAAATTGTTTAATTTCATCTGGTGTCATATCTTTATCAAAAGCTGCTCTTCTTTCAGCGTCAACCGTGTCACCAATATCAATTAAATCTTGTAAGTTTTTTTCTATTTCATCTAATTTACTTTTAATTCTTTTTTCTAAATCTTTAATCTCACCAGGTTTCAATTCTTTTAATTCATCATAATCAACTATATCTCTTTTTAATTCACCTTTTACCATATCTATTTCATCAACTTTTTTCTGAAAGTCTTTAAGATATAAGTTTATATCAAATGTAAAATCTTCTGGTCGTTTAACAAACTTTTGACCTCTAATATCAAACACAGCATCCGCTTTTAAATTCTGGTCATCATAAGTTTTTTCATCTGTAATAAAATAATAATTAATTGGATGTTGTGAACCAGGTATTAATTTACCTTGTATGTTATCTGGATTAGAAGCAGACAAATACTTTTTAGATAGTCTTGTTCTTTCTTCTTCTCTTTTTTCTTCTGGTACATCAAACAATATATTGATATCTAAATCAGCGTCATTTCTATATCGGTGTGTTAATATAGAACCAATCAAAGCAATTTTGATAACTGGATACTCTTTTTCAAATTCTTCAATTTGTTTTTCAATTAGGTCTATAACAGATTTTTTAATTTTTGGATTTTTTGTATCAGCGTCATCAAAAACTAAAGGAGCATATGTTCTTCTAGGTATATCAATTATTGATTCTGTAAATGTTTTAAAACTTTTCATTGTATTTTGTCCATTATTGTTTTTGTTATTTCTTCTGGCGTTCCGCCTTCTGCTCTAATTTTTATTATCTCATCTTTATAATAATCTAAAAGTGGTGCAGTTTCTTTTTCAAAAACTTTTAATCTATTTTTAATAATTTCTGGCTTATCATCTTCTCTACCCCTAGAAGTTAATCTTTTCATAACTTCTTCTGGTGATACTTCAAGATATATAACATAATCGTGTCCTATATTATTTGACTTCATTAATTTTGCCTGTTCAATATTTCTAGGAAAACCATCAAGTATATATCCTCTATCAGCATCTGGTTTTTTTAATCTATCTTGAACAGCCTTAACAACAATATCAGTTGGAACAAACACGCCCTTGGATACTAAATCTTTTACCTTATCATCGGTCTTTGACAAATCTCTCATTATAACACCGGTAGATATATGAGGTATACCAAGTTCTTTTGTTATAAGTTTTGAATAAGTGGATTTGCCTGAGCCTGGTCCACCTATCATAATAATTCTTTTACTATCTAATGCTTCAGATAAGTAAAATTTAAAACTTTTCATTTTCTGCCTTTAATTTTTGCTATTGCTTCTGCATTTTCTTTTATTCTTTTATCTTGTAAAGCGTCAATCATTTGTTGTAGCTTTGCTGCCTTTTCTTCTTCAGTATCTAAATGTAATTCAGGATTAACTATCTTCTCTAATTTCAACATAGGTATTCTGGTATTAGGAACATATCGCCAAGTATATCCTCTATCAGAATATACACCAAAGACGGTATCTCTAAGCCCTATCTTCACTATGATAGCGTCATTTCCATCTAATAAAACTTTGTCACCTTCATTAAATGCACTATTCATACGAAACTTAATACCTATTAATAAGTTTTGGGCGAAGTCTTTTAACCAAAATGCTATAATCAAGGATAGCAATATTGCTATCCAAGGCATTAACAATTCAGTTAATTTTAATGCTTCGCCATCTATAAAACTATTCATCTGGATTATGTTTCCCTAAAATTTCAATTATTTCCCAGCTACCATCATCATAATGATGGACTTGAGCGTCCACTAAATCACACATAAATGCTAAATGTTCACCATCAATTTGATAAGTGATACCATTTAACTCTACGGTATCTGTTGTTGCAGCTTTATTACGCCATTCCTTTTCAACATTTCTTTTTGTTTTTAAGCAATCAGACATACTATTTGCACCTTTGTGGTCTACTAAATGACCATCAGCAAAAACACATACTGCAAAAACTACTTCAGGTGGTTTTGACATAGCACCTTCTTCAATATGTTTATGAGTTAACCATTCACCCTCAATATGTTCGTGGTCTTGAACCGTAGAATGACTATGGTCATCACCTGGTAAACATTTTTCGTGACCTGCTTCGCCACAACCTGAACAAGCTGCATAAGCATAATTAAAAGATAATGTAAGTAAAATAGTAGCAATAATAATACCTGATAGATATAAACCAGCAGTTTTAAGTGCCTTTAAATATTCTATTTGATTCTCCATTTTCTCTCCTATCTAAATGGTGGAACATATAATATGCCCCCATTGTTCCATAAATTGTTTAATCCTCTTTCAAGGTTAAGTGGTGTACCTGGACCAATATGTTTATCAAAAGATTCTCCATAGTTCCCCACCTGTTTAATAATATTATATCCAAATTTCATACCAAGTCCTAACATAGGACCCATATAACCTTCT